TACTGTTTATGTTAATTTACTGTTTATGTTAATTTACTGTTTATGTTAATTTACTGTTTATATTAATTTATTATACCTTTAGGTGCCTATAGTATATGCAGGAAAATTACCATCAAGTATATATAATAATACGGCACTAAAAGCAACAATGGATAGGATTTGTGTATGTTGTGTCATGTTAAATGAAAAGAGTATTAGTAAAAATATGTAATACAAAATTATATTAATTAATATTTTTAAAATTCTATTGTATAAATAATATTTTCCATCTATATTAATGTTCATAATATGTTTATGTATGTATATATAATAAGATATATTAAAAATATTTGTATTACTGTTTGAATAATATAATTTATATGCTTTATAACAAAAAATAATATTAATAAGGTCTTTGTAGATAACTTATATTATCGCGTGAATTAACATATACTATTTTATTATCAGAATTTTTTCCTCGCTTCCATCCGAATGGAAATGCTATATCTTCAAGACTTTTAGATATTTTATCTGGATGACGCATTAGTAAATTGTCATAAAATGTTTCTCCACGATTATTTACCTGGAATAAAAGAGGAATTGTTTCGAGTGGATATCTTTGAAGTATTTCCTGCATAAATGCTACTTTTTCATCATATGTTTTGATAGGCCGATCTTGAGCATTAAGACCACCCCATGCTATGCCGTGTAATACATTACTACCATCTTTATTTATACCCTTTACAGTACCATCACTATTTTTTTCCTTTACAGTACCATCGCTATTTCTATCCGATAAACTTGCACCCATTGCAACAAGAGAATCAAATATTATTTTATTGCAATTTAGTGCAGCTATAAATAATAATGTTTGTCCTCGGGAATTATGAGTATTTGGGTTAATACCTTCTTTAAAAGATAATTTTATTAAGGTAAATCTTATTGAAGGTATACCACTATCAATAAACTGTATATATGGTATCCATTCATCACTTATATATACTTTTTTCTCAGGTGCTCCTAATAAATCAACGTCTGTCCATGTAATTTGATTTGTTTCTAATTTTTTAACTTTAACAACTTGTATTGTATTTTCATAAAATCCTCTATATAAAGAATCACTTCTTATCATTGGTACATTTCTAAACACTAAATCAGAAATTGCATTTATATCACCGCCTTTCATAATTGTTTCTCCCCCTCCTTACTAAACTACTTTTTTTAAGATTGTATTTACTCTTATACTTGAGATACTTTTTTTCATAATCCATGTTATATGTATGTTTGTATATATATGATATTTACAAAAAAATATTATTTATAAATAAATGCATTGTTTATGCTGTACATTGGTGGGGTTGGTAGGGATAGGGGGTTATATTGATGGATAATACTCCCATTTAACATCTTTACAAATTTTTTTCCATATTTCATCTTGAGAACGCAATTTGACACGACTTTTCAATAAAGGAAAGCATTTAATAAATTCATCTAATTCTAATAACTGACAGAATTTGTGTAAAACATAAGAATAACTTAAAAAATTAATTCTATCTTTTGGACAGTACTTTTCAAAAGGTTCTTGTATTTGGTCAAACATAGACTTGAATTTATTTTCTACCTCTTTACTTATCATTGGTGCTGGTATGTTTGTTATTTTTGACTTTATATATGGAATATGCTCATAATATTCATTTAATTTTAACTTTTTTAATATTGTTTTAAATTGTGATAATGCTAATATTTCTATCTTCTTAATACGCATCTTTTTTAACTCATTTTTTATTAATTCTATTATATCAGTTGGTATTTCTGTTGATTCTTTGGCTTGAAATTGGCTTAACCCGTATGTGGACTATACCTTAAGCCCCCTTTTCCCCTATATTGCTTTTATGTGCATGTGGTTGTATGTACATTTGGTTATTGATTGTTGGGAACATGGGACCCATATCCATCTAGTCTCTGAACCTTTTTCTAAATGTGAATTTAGAAACTTGGCTGCGGATTGTCTAAAATCTAATATTTTTACCGTTGGGTATGGCTATTAACCATGTTCCTTTAAAAAATTGCTAATTTAAAGTGGTAATTAGATTGTAAAGATGTTCCCGCAATTTGGATATGTCACCTCCTCTTATTGCCCTTGTGACGCATAAGGTTCATAAGAAGGAGATTAGTATATACTTTGCCCTTACTATAAAGGATATATACTTTAATGAGCAGTTAAGATAATTTATCCACTCACAAAAATGATTTTTTCTTTTATATGGAAATGTTGGTTTTTCAATCATTGGATCTTTATAACTTGTTATATCGCTTTCTACAATACAACTTTCAACTTCCCCACAATTAGTACACGTATATGTACCTTCAGAATATATTAATATTTTATCAATATTGCAATTAATACAAAATTTACTTATTTTCTTTTGTGTATGTACACCATCTATAACTAAACGAAACTCTTCAAATAATGTTGCTTTATCTTGATAAACTTTTGGTTGCTTATTACTAATACTAATACTAATACTATCATCTGGTTTTCCTTTTTCTAAATAACTAAAAATATTATTATTATCTTTTACAAGTGTCTCAATATTTTTAATACGCTTTCGTGTTGTTTTTTTCTCTTTTCTTTTTTGTTTGGATAATTGATTTAATAATTCAAGTTTATCAACTTTGTCAGTTTTTTTAAATAGTATATCTAAATCATCGCCGTCACTGACACTGTTAAAGTAACCACTATTCTCCTCTCCTAATTTTATATCAGAAACTGGTTCTGCTTCGGTTGCTGATTGTGGTGGTTCTACATCGGTTTGTGATAAAAGTGGTTCTAATTCAGCTGATGGTGTATAATCATTATTATTAATACCGTCATATTGATCATAATAATTAAACAAAATATTATAAGTTTTACTAAAATAGTTAATTTCATCATCGTAATTATATATTTCATCAATTTCATTTGTTAATATATCAATATCTTCAATAATTTTAGATTTTAAATATACATAATTATCTACACATTTTGAATTGCACTCCAAATCTTTTAACATACATTTTAATTTTTCTAATTTTTTTTCTTTTTTAGGTAAAAAATTTCTTTTTTTATTTATGTCATCTATAATTTTGGTATGTGAACTATCTAAGGTACTTACATTAGTTAAATATTTAATTTTATCTGGTTTAAATTTAAATTGCCCACTATTCATACATATATAATGATTTAAAAGTTAATAATTTTTTATATTAATTATTATAGATTGTAGAGTAAATATAGATTGTAGTGTAAATATAGATTGTAAAGTAATAATAGTAAGGTATATAGTATCGGTAAGGTATATAGTAACGGTAAGGCATATAGTATCGGTAAGGTATATAGTATCGGTAAGGTATAGTAACGGTAAGGTATATAGTATCGGTAAGGTATATAGTAACGGTAAGGTATATAGTATCGGTAAGGTATATAGTAACGGTAAGGCATATAGTATCGGTAAGGTATATAGTATCGGTAAGGTATAGTAACGGTAAGGTATATAGTATCGGTAAGGTATATAGTAACGGTAAGGCATATAGTATCGGTAAGGTATATAGTAACGGTAAGGTATATAGTATCGGTAAGGTATATAGTAACGGTAAGGTATATAGTATCGGTAAGGCATATAGTTACGGTAAGGTATATAGTAACGGTAAGGTATATAGTAACGGTAAGGCATATAGTTACGGTAAGGCATATAGTTACGGTAAGGTATATAGTAACGGTAAGGCATATAGTTACGGTAAGGTATATAGTATCGGTAAGGTATATAGTATCGGTAAGGTATATAGTAACGGTAAGGTATATAGTAACGGTAAGGTATATAGTAACGGTAAGGTATATAGTATCGGTAAGGTATATAGTAACGGTAAGGTATAGTATCGGTAAGGCATATAGTTACGGTAAGGCATATAGTATCGGTAAGGTATATAGTAACGGTAAGGCATATAGTTACGGTAAGGCATATAGTTACGGTAAGGTATATAGTATCGGTAAGGCCTGTAATAACAATAAAAGTATTAAAGACACTAAATTAATATATATAAATACATTTTTATGATTTAATACAATAAGATATTAGGACTCAATAAATATATTTGTATGCCCAAAAAATATATAAAATTATATATAGATAATAAAAATTTTTTATATTTTTTTTTTCTAAAACTATAATATATAATAACACATGGGTGGTGGTTTAATGCAATTAGTCGCTTATGGCGCACAAGATGTTTATCTTACTGGCAATCCTCAAATTACTTTCTTTAAAGTAGTATATAGAAGATACACTAACTTCGCTATTGAAACTGTAGAACTTACTCTTAACGGTACTGCAGACTTTGGCAAGAGAGTTACTGTTACCATCACCAGAAACGGTGATCTTGTAACCAGAATGTACTTAAGAGTTGAACTTGCATCTGTTTCTATGAACAATGTTCCCCAAACTGAAGTTGAAAGAAACAAATTTCTCTTTGCCTGGGTTAGACAAGTCGGAAACTTCTTAATTGATAACATTCAATTTGAAATTGGTGGTTCCCAAATTGACAAACACTGGGGTCACTGGATGAGTGTATGGAACGACCTTACCAAGAACGTAAACACTCAACCTGCTTACAATGCTCTTGTCGGTGATGTTGAAGAACTTACTGCTCTTAGATCCCCAGACGCCCAAGGAAAATTCACTCAACCATATGTTTTATTCGTTCCCTTAATTTTCTGGTGCAACACTAACACTGGTTTAGCCCTTCCTCTCATTGCTCTTCAATACCACGAAGTAAGACTCTGGATTGAAACCAACCCCTTCCAAGAACTTATCTGCCACACTAACAACCTTACTGCCTCCAGACTTGGAAACGGTATTGGTGTTATGAATGACATGTCTCTTCTTGTTGACTATGTTTACATTGATACTGAAGAAAGACGCAGATTCGCCCAAGTTGGACACGAATACCTCATCAACCAACTCCAATTTACTGGTGTTGAAGCCGTTAACAACAATCCTCTTCGTGTCAAACTCGGCTTTAACCACCCCACCAAAGAACTTATCTGGAACATCAAATCTGGTGATTACATCTCTGGAAACTCCCCCTTCCTTTGCTATTCCAACACTGATGACTGGACCGCAGCCCTTGAATACGCTGCCAACAACGTTATCACTGGTTCCGTCCAAGTCGGTGATACTTCCTCCATTCCAGTTCCAACTCCTGATGCTTCTCCAGAAGTTAACATTTCATCTGTTGGTTATGACAACTGGAACACTGTTAACTCTGTCAGCACTAACACCAGAAATAAATCTAAATACTCAGTATTTACCTATGTTGCTGGTCAAGGTGTAGATGAAGCCAAACACCCCAGCGACTATGCCAAAGAACTTTACGTTCAAGCCAACGGTCCCGCTGCCGATACTACTAACGTTAACTTCAAATTTAGACGTGATGTTTTAACCAACCCTCAAAAACCCGAATATAACCTTGGTGATTACATTACTAAATTTGTTGTTTTAATCTACTACAACGTTGTCAATGTAAACGGTACCGGCAAAGCAGGAACTCTTACCTATGTCGTTAAAGCCATTGAACAAAATATCACTGTTAGAGATGTTTCAGTCCCTGTTGCATCATGGAACGATAACAGATACACCTCTGTTAACGGAAACCAGAACTTCTCTGATATGGACATTTGGGCTGTATTACCCTTATGCAGTGGTCTTCTTATTAACAACAGATACAACCCTGTTAAAACCGGTCTTATCCAACTCAACGGACATGATAGATTTGATACCAGAGAAGGTGCTTACTTCAACCTCATTGAAACTTACAACTACCACAGCTCCACTCCTTCTAATGGTGTTAATGTCTACTCATTTGCCTTACACCCTGAACAACATCAACCATCTGGCACTTGCAATCTTTCAAGAATTGATAACACTACTCTCATTCTTAACTTATGGACTGATTCCCCATATGCTGACCCATCCAGATATCCTCCTGCCTTATCTGTTGTCGGCCCATCCACTGAATGCTATATCTATGATACAAACTACAACGTATTACGCGTGATGAGTGGAATGGGGGGTTTGGCCTATAGTAACTAAAATAAGCATAACATTGAATACATTCAAATATGTATTATTGTATATATGCTGTTATACTTTTTTAATTAGAAAAATGTTATTATAAAATAATATTTTTACAAATTGATTTATACATATAAAAATTGATTTATACATATAAACATACATAAAACAATAAAAAAACAAAAGATAACATGGACGATAAAGATAATACAAAAAGAAAAATAGCACCATCTCGTTTAGCACGACAAAAAGTACATATGTGTTACATGGTTAATCAAAAAAGAGAGCCGTGTTCATGGAGAGCATTAAGTGAAGATAAGTTATATTGCAAAAGACATAGCATATATGAAGGTGTATATAAAAAAGAAGACATTATAAATTTACAATTTTGTTCTGGTTGTAAAAATCCATTTAAAAATAAAACTGATGAAAATTATAAAATATGTGAAAAATGTCGTATAAGAAGTGAAAAAATAAGAAAAGAAAATAAAGAGGAAGCAGTTAAATGTATAGGTATTACTAAAAATGGAATACCATGTACTAATCAAGCAAAGGAAAATTCTGATGTTTGTGAATTACATGTAAGTTGGAAGAGATATAAAGATGCAATTAGTTCTGGTAAAAACATGTGTAGAAACTGGGAAAGAGGTTGCTTTGAAATTATAAGTTTAGATGTAAAAACATGTTCTAAATGTAGAAATATAGAAAAAAATAAGGAAAATATTCTTATTGGAAAGAAAAAAGAAAAAGCAATTGAGTATAATAAAGCGAATAATAATAAAATGTGTGTAAAATGTAATAAAATTGTTAATTTAGATAGTTATAAAAATAGTAGATGTTTAGAATGTTATGAAATATATAATAAAGTTGAACAAAATAGAGCATCTAAAGATCCTTTACTACGTAGATTATATAATTATAAAAGTTCAGCATCAAAAAGAAAAATTAATTGGAATTTAACTAATGATGATGCTACAGAATATTTTAAGAATAAATGTCATTATTGTAATAAATTAGTAGGATATAATGGTATAGATAGAATTGATTCAAAAAAAGATTATTCTAAAGAAAATTGTGTAAGTTGTTGTAAATTATGTAATATAATGAAAAGTAATTATAATTTACAAAAGTTTTTAGAAATAATTACATATCTATTATCTATAAACTTGTATATTGATAAAAAAATTAATAATGAATATAAAAAACATTTTATTTGTGGAGAAAATTCAAAATATTCAAAATTTATTTATGAAGCAAAAAATAGAAAAATTAATTATGAAATATCAAAAGAAACTTATAAAAATATTATACAACAAAATTGTCATTATTGTAAAAATAGCTTTATAAATGGTTGTAGAGGTATTGATAGAGTAAACTCAAAAGTTGGTTATATATATGGTAATATTGTTCCATGTTGTTATACTTGTAATATTATGAAAAATATATTTTCATTAGATGAATTTTTTCATCATTTACTTAAAATTTATAAACATACAATATTAAAAGAAGTATCAGTTGAAGAAAATATTCAAACAATACAAGATAAAATATTAAATTTATGTAAAAATGTTAAAACTCTTGCACATGAAAAATTTTTTCAAAATAAAGAATTTTATGAAAATCTTATGTATAATAAAAATGCAACTTTAAGTGATATTTCTAAAATTAAAATAAAATTAGAATTTGTTGAAAATAAAAAACAACTTGATATTTGGAATTATTATAGAAAATCAATTTCAAGTCTTAAAAAAACTAAAAATTCCAGTCTTATTGGTAGACAAATTCATATTTTAGTTAAAGATGAAATTACAGATAAATATTTAGGTATTATAAGTTTAAGCAGTGATTATTATTCATTAGATGATAGAGATAAGTATATTGGTTGGACAATTGCTGAGAAAAATAAAAAATTAAAATATATTATGAATATGAGTACATGTGTGCCTATTCAACCATTTGGTTTTAATTTTACTGGTGGTAAGTTATTAGCAATGTTAGTATTTTCAAAAGAAGTTAATGATTATTATTACAAAAAATACAATGAACCATTATTAGGTATAACAACAACATCTCTATACGGTAAAT